TGAATAAATTTTGGTTAAATTTTCTATCTTTAACGCGTATTTTTCACTCATGATGATTTAGCTTTTATATATCCATAACAGTAATTAAAATAGGTTAATATTAATTTATGAATTCCATAAAAAAAACAGATCATTTTTATCTTATTGATGGTTCTGGATATATTTTTAGAGCATATTATGCTTTACCTCCTCTTTCTAGAAAAAGTGATGGATTACCAACAGGAGCAGTTAGCGGGTTTTGCTCTATGTTATTTAAACTATTAGAAGACTCAAGATCTGATGATTCAACTTATAAACCAACACATTTTGCTGTTATATTTGATTCTGCAAGAAAAAATTTCAGAAATGATATTTATAGTGAATACAAAGCTAATCGAACCGAAGCGCCCGAAGATTTAGTTCCTCAATTTGAATATATTAGAAAATCCGTAAAAGCATTTAATTTACCATCTATAGAGTTAACTAATTACGAAGCTGACGATTTAATAGCAACTTATGCAAAACAAATTGTTAAAGCAGGGGCAAAAGTGACAGTCATTTCATCAGATAAAGATTTAATGCAATTAGTTTCTGACAACATTAGGCTATACGATCCCATGAAAAGTAAAGTTTTGGGCGAGAAAGAAGTTATTGAAAAGTTTGGAGTCAAACCCCACCAAGTTATTGATGTACAGTCATTAGCTGGAGATTCTTCAGATAATATTCCAGGTGTTCCAGGTATAGGTATAAAGACGGCTTCCGAACTTATCAATAAGTACAAAACATTAGATATCCTTTTAAAAAAAGCTGATGAAATTCCTCAAAACAAAAGAAGAGAAACGTTGTTAGCAAATAAAGACAAGGCTCTTTTAAGCAGACAATTAGTTACCCTCAAAGATGATGTTCCTGTCAAAGATGATCTAAACAGTTTTGCTTTGCAAGAAGTTCAAAAAGAGAAACTTTATGACTTTTTAAGAGAGATGGAGTTTAACAAATTGTTAGGCAGAGCAATAAGTTTTTATGGTGAAACGGAAAATAAAAAAATTCAACCAAGCAATCCTAAAATGCAGTCGCCAATTATTAATGTTAAAGGTTACGAAAGCATTACTAGTGAAAAAGTTTTAGATAAATGGATAAAGATTTTAAATGAACAATCAGTTATTGCTGTCGATACAGAAACCTCTTCACTTAATCCTTTAGAAGCTGATCTTGTTGGAGTTTCATTTAGTTATGCACCAAACAAAGCTTGTTACATACCTCTTGCTCATAAAAATATTAAGGGATTAAAAAAAGAAGTAGTATTAAATAAAATCAAACCAATTTTAGAGGATTCAAGTATAAAAAAGGTTGGTCAAAACATTAAATTTGATTTTGTTATTTTAAAACAAAATAATATAGAAATTAATCCTATCGAAGATACAATGTTGATTTCATATACATTAGATGCCGGAACTAATAGACACAATCTAGATACGCTATCTGAAATTCACTTAAGTCATAAAACTATTTCTTATAAAGAATTAGTTGGAACTGGAAAAAATAAATTAAATTTTTCTGACGTAGCGCTAGACAAAGCTACAGAATATGCAGCAGAGGATGCTGACGTTACATTAAGACTTTATAATTATCTTAAGGCAAGGCTTGATGAAGAAAAGTTAAATAAAGTTTACGAAACTTTTGAAAAACCCATGGTAAAATTGCTATCCAAACTAGAGTTTAATGGCATTAAGGTTGATGATATATATCTTAAAAAACTTTCTAAAAATTTTGAAGGAAAATTAAAAAAGATAGAAAAAGAAATATACTCAATAGCTGGTAAAGAATTTAATATTGCTTCACCAAAACAACTTGGTGAAATAATTTATAACGAACTCAAAATTGCTAAATTAAGGAAAACAAAAAAAGGAAGTTTGGCAACAAGCGCAAATATACTTGAAGATCTTGCCCTAGCGGGACATGAATTTCCTAATCTAGTATTAAAGTGGAGACAAATTTCAAAGCTTAAAAATACCTATTCAGATGCATTGCAAGATCATATAAGCAAGAAAACAAAAAGAGTGCATACATCTTTCTTATTAGCAGCTACAAATACTGGTAGATTAGCTTCCAGCGATCCAAATTTACAAAATATTCCAATTAAATCAGAGGAAGGAAAAGAAATTAGAAAGGCTTTTATTGCCGATAAAAAAAATGTTTTGATTTCTGCTGATTATAATCAAATAGAAATGAGAATTTTAGCTGATATGGCTGATGTAAAAGAATTAAAAAAAGCTTTTAAAAATAATGAAGATATCCATAGTTTGACCGCAAGCCAGGTTTTTAATGTACCAATTAATAAAGTTAATGATGATCTTAGAAGAAAAGCTAAAACAATTAATTTTGGTATTATTTATGGAATTACCCAATATGGATTGGCCAAACAAATTTCAGTATCAAACCAAGAAGCCTTAGATTTTATAAATGCTTATTTTAAAAAATTTCCTCAAATAAAAGACTATATGAACTCAACAATAAGTACATGTAGAAAACAAGGATACGTAAGTAATATTTTTGGTAGAAGAATTCATCTTAAAGGTATCAATGATAAAAATTTCAGCATTAGAAGCTTTCAAGAACGAGCAGCAATTAATGCTCCAATACAAGGTTCAGCAGCAGATATTATTAGACTAGCTATGATAAAAATAAATCGACTAATTGAAGAAGATAAAAAATTACAAACAAAGATGTTGTTACAAATACATGATGAGTTGATATTTGAATGTTTAGAAAAAGATGAAGAATATGTAAAAAAAATTATTAAAGAAGCAATGGTATCAATTTCAAAATCTGAGCATCATATGTTTTCAATTCCATTAGAAGTTAATGTAAACTCAGGATATAATTGGGGACAAGTGCATTAATATTCCTAACACTTGCCCAATTTGTGACAATTTAGTATTTCTATATAGGACATATTTATATTATACTTGCCCTCCTTCAGGTGCTCCTGTTGCCATTCTAACTCCAAGGACTTCTTTTGTATGTACAGGTCTTGGGTCATTTGTAACCTCCTCATAGGTTATCCATTTACCTTTTTTAGAGGTAAATCCATCTTTCTCCAGTTTTACCTCATTTTTTCCTAGTTTGTCAAGGATTGATTTTTCAATACCTATGGCACTATCTTCACACGTAACATTAAAGTCCGCATAATAGCCATGATATCGAATTTGAATTCTGAAGTTTTTCATAAGGAATCTATATCTTTATAGTCGAAATGAGGCAGTTTTAAGGCCGCCTCATTTCTAATTTATTGATTACGCTCCTTGTACGCCGAAGATACCTCTATAGTCGGATACGCCAAAAACGTATCTTTCTCTAGCTTTGTATCTAACGTTACCAGTATCAAAGTCCCCTTCCATTGCAGTTGTCAATGGTGTTCTTTGGAACATTTTCATACCGTTTGGTACGTCCGTAATAAGATACCAACTATCAGCATCAGTTAAGAAATTGTTCACTCGATATCCTTGAGGAACCATTCCCATTGAGAAGATAGCATTGAGATCATTATCAGCAGTACCAGTTCTACCTTGAGATTTTAAAATTCTCTCAGCATTGAACTGATTGCCAGAAGGGACAATCATCTTGACCCCTTTAGCTGCTATTCTTAAACCTCGTTCATCAGTGAACGCATTAATATCAATTAATGCTGTTTCCAATGAAGTTTCGTTTAAGTCTGCTTGAGTTGTTAAAGTGTTTTTAACATTTGTTCCACTTACAGTTGTGTGTGCAGTAGAGAACAATGCAACGCCATCCCCTGATTTAAAAGTTGCCGTTTGAGGCAAGCCATTAATCAATGGGTTAGCTGCTTTAACTTCTTTCGCATTGGACATGGATCTAGCCAAAGCTTTTGTATAACGAGAAGCAAGTCTGTCGTAGAGATTATCTTCGATAGCTTCTTCTGTTATCGCAAATGCTAGAGCGATAGTTTCCATTGTGTACCTTGCAGTGTAGGTTTCTTCAGCATCATCATATCCGATGCCTTGACCTTCTGCTTTTACTTCGGCGTTCGCGAATCCAGATAACATGACTTCTTCTTCAAAAGCCCTGTCACTTGATTCAGTTACGTAAATTTCAGCATGTTGATTATCATACCGTTTATATTCCAGCCCAAATAGTGCATTTAGGCCTGGTTCTAGTTCTTTAACTAGCTGTGCTCGTGATATTGCCATTTCTATATGCTCCTATTATTGCCAAGTGATACCAGCAGTACCAGTGTTTTGTAAGTACTGATTGAGGTTGTGAGCAAC